CAGATGGTTACATGACAAGAATCGTCATGTCTGGTATTGGAAGTACAGCAACTGCAAATACAGGTGTTGTCTACAATGCAGTACAAAGATTGTTCTTACAAGATGATGGATACGGATATACATCTGCACCAACGGTTTCCATCAGTACATCTCCTGGTGTTAATGCAACAGCCGTTGCAATTATGACATCTAGATCTGGTATTTCAACTGGATCTTCAATCAACAGAGTTCTCTTAATTAATCCTGGTAGTGGATATCTAGGTATTCCAACAGTTACAATGTCTGGAAGTGGTATCGCAACTGCAGGTATTACAACACTGGGTTCGATTGGTATTGTGACCATTACCAGTGGTGGATCTGGATACACTACTACACCATCAGTCACATTCTCTGCACCTCCATCAGGAACTACTGCAACTGGTGAAGCCATTCTTGGTGCAGGTGGAACAATCAGTGCAATTTATATTAGTAACGCTGGTAGTGGATACACTGCAGCACCAACAATTACAATTGGAGCTGCAACAACTATTGGTGTTGGAACTTATGTATTCAATGAAAGATTGTTATTCCAATCTGGAATTGGTGCAGGATCAACTCAAAGTGCAAGAGTTAAAACTTGGGATGCAGCATCAAAAACTCTTGATGTCTCTAGCATCACTGCACTCAACTTTAAAGTTGGTGATAAAGTCACAGGTCAAGAATCTGGTGCAATCTACATCATTAAATCAATTGACACTGATACACCCACTGGATTTGCAACAGATCTTAACCTTACTGCAAGACAATATGCAGATAATAAGGATATTGAGACCGAAGCTGATGCAATTCTGGACTTTACCGAAAGGAACCCCTTTGGCACATTCTAAATACTTAGAAAACTCTTGATATGTTAGGAACTTATTTTTACCACGAGATACTGAGAAAGACAGTCATCGCGTTTGGTACTTTATTCAATAATATTCAAATCCGTCATAAAGATGCGAACGGAGTTGATTTTAGTGTGATGAAAGTACCTCTTGCATATGGACCAATTCAAAAGTTTCTTGCAAGAATTGAACAACAACCAACACTCAACAGAGAGATTGCTCTGACTTTACCGCGTCTTTCATTTGAGATGACTGGTCTCCAATATGATCCATCAAGAAAAACATCCGTTGTTCAAACATTTATTGCAGTAGACAATAACTCAAAAGCTAAAAAGGTTTACATGCCTGTTCCATATAATGTTGCATTTGAGTTAAATGTAATGACCAAACTAAATGATGACTCATTACAAATTATTGAGCAAATACTTCCATACTTTCAACCTGCATTTAACATCACAATCAACTTAATCAGTTCAATCGGAGAGAAAAAAGACGTTCCAATTATTCTTGAAAGTATCACTCAAAAAGATCAATATGAGGGTAATCTTTCCGACAGAAGAATCATTATTCATACTCTAAGATTCACTGCAAAAACTTATCTGTTTGGCCCAGTTGCAGATAGTACCGATGGTCTCATTAAGAGAGTTGATGTTGATTACTATGATAACACTAACATTGTAACTGCAAAGAGAGTACAGAGATACACTGCAACTCCTAAAGCTTTACAAGATTACAATAATGACAACTCTGCAGTTCTGAATGGTGCGATTACCACTGACGTAACTGAGATCACTCTCAATACAACCACAGGATTTGCAAAGGGTGATAGAATTATCATTGGTGATGAGATTATGTATATCAGATCTATTTCTGGTAATGAATTGACTGTTTACAGAGCATATGATGGATCTACAGCTGCAGATCATGCACATAATGCATCTGTTGACATTCTCAATGCTTCTGATGATGCACTGATAGACCCAGGTGATGATTTTGGTTTTAATGAAACTGTTTCTTTCTTTACTGACGGTAAGAGATATAGTTCAGGTCAAAACATAGACATCTGATACAACCATGAAAAACTTTGATTCCATAGAAGACGCTCTTGATATTGAAACATCTATTGTTTCAGTAGAAGAGGACAAAAAACCTATTGTTGATAAACCAGTAGAGGTTGATCAAGTCAAAAAAGATTATGAGTATTCTAGAGGAAATCTTTATTCATTGATTGAAAAAGGTCAAGAAGCAGTGAATGGTATTCTTGAACTTGCACAAGAATCTGATTCACCAAGAGCATATGAAGTTGCTGGTCAGTTAATTAAGAACGTCGCAGACACCACAGATAAATTAATTGACCTTCAAAAGAAAATGAAAGAACTTGACGAAGAACCAAACCGTGGGCCAACAAACGTTACCAACGCATTGTTTGTTGGTTCTACTGCAGAATTATCAAAGTTACTCAAGGCGAGCAAGAAAGAAGAAACTAAATAGTTAAAAAAGAAAAATGGCAGCGATTCCTTCCATTAATATTACGATTGCTCAAGGAGCGGATTTTACAGAAACATTTGTTTCTAGAGAATCTGATGGAAGTGCATCTAATCTTGCAGGATACTCTGGAAAGGCTCAAATCAAAAAACATCCAGATTCAACAACATCAAAGTCATTTTCAGTTTCAATTACTGGTTCAACAGGTGAAGTTGCAATTGCAATGACTTCTGGTGTTACATCTGGGTTAAATCCTGGAAGATATCTGTATGATGTTAAGTTGACTTCATCCTCTGGTGCTGTATCTAGATTGACTCAAGGGATGGCTTTGGTAACAGCAGGCATTACCACGTAAACCAATGGCTGTACTTAGAAAAGCTGGGGCAGTATCAAGTGTTATCAAAAAAACTCCAGTAAGATCATTATCAATCTCATCAACACGTAGCCCATCCCAGATGGAAGAGATGGGTGACACTGACTTTGGAACTCTGGATGCAACAAAAGATGGCTATGTAATTTCGTATGATAGTGCAACAGATAAGTTTGTTTTAATCACTGCAGATCAACTTCTTACTACCGCAGCATCAGATTCCAACATTGACGATGCTTTTATTGATGCAGTGGAATCTGAACTTGATCTTGGTGCAGTTGCAGTTTCGACTGTTGATGGGGGCACCTTTTGATGCCTAGAAGATTTAGAGATTTAACAAACGTGAATTTTGGGGTATTAAACTCTAACAAAAACAAAAATGTTATTCGATATAACTCTACAACTGGAAAATTTGAAACAATTCCGATCGACACTTTATTAAGTTTTTCTACCGATCCACCAAATGAAATTATTGACATCATTCAAGAAAACGTTAATACGGTGGGTCTTGAGGTAAAAACTATTGATGGTGGCACTTTTTAAAATATCTAAATAGTACCAGATAAAGTAGTTAATGTAAGAGTAAATGGCAGCTCCAGTAATTCAGTTTAAAAGAGGCCTTCTTGCAAATCTTCCTGGATTACAGGCAGGTGAACCTGGTTTTACTACCGATAGTTATGACCTGTATGTCGGTCTAACCTCATCCACTGCCACCAATAAAATTATTGGTTCGCATCGTTTCTGGACTAATAACACCGCAACAACTGGTAGTGGTGTAAACCTTGTTGAAGGTACTAACAACGGAACTCATTTTGTTACCATCAAATCTCCAGATTCTCTAGCTGGTATTGTCACCTACACAATGCCTGGAACTGATGGTACAAATGGTCAAGCTCTTGTTACCAACGGTTCTGGAACTTTAAGTTTTGCTACTGTAACCACTAGTGCTGGAACTCTGACAGGTGCAGGAGCTGGTGTTACTTCTTTCCTCACTACTCCATCATCGGCAAACTTAGCTGCTGCAGTCACGGATGAAACTGGTACTGGTGCTTTGGTATTTGCTAATACGCCAACTCTGGTAACTCCAGTTCTTGGCACACCAACATCAGGTACATTAACTAACTGTACTGGTCTGCCAGTTTCCACTGGTATTTCTGGGCTTGGCGCTAACGTTGCTACTTTTCTAGGAACTCCTTCTTCAGCAAACCTTGCGTCAGCTGTTTCTGATGAAACTGGTACTGGTGCTCTGGTATTTGCTAACACCCCCACTCTTGTAACTCCAGTTCTCGGAACTCCAACTTCAGGTACTCTGACTAACTGTACTGGTCTGCCTATTTCATCTGGTGTTAGTGGATTAGGTGCAGG